TGATATTACCACAGATACTTGGTAGTATGTTGTTCCCAAACGACAACATTCCGGAGGTTGATAAACTAAAGCCAGAATACGGCTTGCGAGTTGCTCGTGCTTTATATACTCGTTTTTGTGCAGGAGGAACATATTTTACGTATACTCAACTTCCTGAAATGCAGGAAACTAGAAACTACGGTGCGGGCAATCAGTCCCAAGAAAAATACAAAAACTGGTTTACCAACGGATCTCCCATCGGCACGAAGGGGATAAGTCAAAACGAAGCAAATGGTACTTCCAAGGGAATGAGTAAGGCTCAGAGAAAGGCCATGGCTAACATTAGTTATGACATTTTCTCTCCAATGCGAAAACTATCGAATGTTCTTCTATCAATTCTTTCAGATAACGATTATAAACTTGATTGTGTTTCTCTTGATAAAAACATCATCAATAAAAAGAAGCGTAAAAAATACGATTTGTACGCTAAGGCGAATTATACAAACCCTTTAGCACGAGAGCTTGGTCTTCCTGAGTTCAAGTTGCCTTTTGTACCCAAAGACGAGACCATGCTTGAAATGGCGGATCGTTTAGGTTTTTTCAAAAGCAAGTATGAGGTAGCCTTGGAAAAACTTGCTGAATCAGGCTTCAGGGCCTCTAACTGGGCTGGAGAGCGAATGGAGTTCAATCGCGATGCAATTGACTTCCATTTCCGTGCAGCAAAGATTTACAACGACCCTATTACCGGTCAAGTTAAGTTTCAATATGTTGACCCTGCTCGAATGGTTATGCTTTGGAATGAAGACAACCAAGAGGAGCCTGTTGCTATTGGTCATATTGAGGCGGAAACTATACAGTCTATTTTTGATAAACTTATAGATGCTGGATTTAATGAGGCGCAGATTCAAGCTATGGCTAAATCATATGTGCCTTATCAAACGAACGTATCAACCATCCCTCAGTGGGCCTTTGAACGCAAGGACTCCACTACAAATCGTTGGGTGTGGATGGATTTCAAGGTTTATGTTTTGAAGTTTGAGTATTTGTCTACCGACTACAAGCAGTATGTAGAGCGTGTAAATAAGCAGGGTTATGGAAGTTACATCCGTAATAATAAGCCGGTAGAAGAAAAGAAGAAGAACCCAAACGATACCTACGACGAAGTTTCTTGTAATTATTGGTATGAGGGTTCTTATATCATCTCAGGAACCGGTCAAGATCGCATTTACGAGTGGAAGAAGAAGCCTAACCAAATGCAGAAGGGCCTTTCTCCAATGAGTTCATATGTAATTCATCGAATCAACGGACAATCTCCTACACGCAGCGTGAAGGGATTGCTTGATGATTTGATGTTTGCGGTATTGAAATTACGTGCGGCGGTATGGGCTGCTGCTCCAAAAGGATATAGAATTGATGTGGGCGAAGCCGCCAACATCAAGATTGGAGGTGTAGAGTACGACTTGTTCGACCTCATGCACATCCACCGTCAGAACGGTATTCAGATTGTTGCTACTAAGTTTAATGCGGCAACAGGTAAGTACGTATCTCAACCCCTTGTTGAGATGGATAATGGTCTTGGTCCACAGGGTCAAGAATGGCTTGCTCAAATAGCAAACATTCAAATGATGATTAAGGATCTTATGGGTATTCCGGATGCGATGGCCGCAAGCCCAGATCAATCGGCGGAACGATTAGTTGGAGTAATGGAGGCAGATTACGTTGCCGGAAATCATGCCAACTGGCCTCTTCGCGAGTCTGAGCGTCAATTCAAACAGAAACTTGGTGAGAGAATCATTCACCAGGCTCGAATAGATATTGAATATGACCCTAAGATTCGAGAGTTTTATGAAAGCGTTATTGGTGAAACTATGGTTAATGCACTTGATGAACTTGAGGGCTTATCATTAGATCAATTAGCTATTACTTGCAAGGTCCTTCCAAACGAAAAAGAAAAGAGCGCTATTCTTCAACGTGCCATACAGATGTCTCAAATGCCAACTAAGGATGGAGCCGTTTTATTAAGTCCTTCAAGCGTAGAGCGTGTAGCCCAGCTTTTGAAGAATGGAGATGTTGATGAAGCGCTTTGGTTCATGGCTACTGAAGAGACGGAAGCCCGTCAGCGCGAGGAACAACACGCACAAATGATGTTGCAGCAGACAATTCAAGGTCAGCAACAGTCTGCACTTATGACTGAGGAGGCTAAACGTCAAACTGCAATGCAGCTTGCTCAGATTGAAATCATGAAACAGCGTGAGATGGCTAACATGGAACTTATGAAGGAACAGGAGATGGCCAAGATTAAAGCTGATTCAAACTATCAGGTTCAGTTATTGAAAGGAAAACAAGTATTGGAACAAATACAGCTTGAGGCAACCCTCGAAGCTCAAATGGGAAATGAAATAACAGGTAGAGTATAAAACATATGGAAAACAACGAATTGAACAATCAAGAAGAATTGGTTAACGAACAAGTAACCAATCAGGTAAACGAACAGGTTAATGAAGAAGTAGCGCCACAGGAAAGTCCTTGGTTTGCTGCTTATGGTTACGACAATGAGGACTCCTTTAAGAGTGAGTTTGAACAGCTTCGTTCATACAAGAACCTTTCAGATGAGTTAAATCATAAGCAACGCGAAATAGAAGAAGGTCTTGCTTTGTTGCAAGATGCTGATGATCCATTTGGCGGAATCGAGGAAGCTAAGACGATTGTGGCCTTTGGTAAAAAGGGTATTAACTCGTCTATAGCGAATCAAATCGTTTCCTCTAACCCGGACAGTTTGATGGAAGATCCGCTCAAGGCATTGGTGCTTGCGGAGGCAGTAAAGAATCCAGATAAATTCAAGCGACTTGGCCAGTCAACTATTGAGGAGGCCATTCGTGAAAAATATAACTTAGGAGAAGGTGAGTATTATGCTACAGCCCTTTTAAAGTCTGATGCAATCGACGCAATCGAAATGATTGAAAAGACTAAAAAAGATGTTGAAACAGTGAAAAATCCTTATACCTTTGCGAAAGAGCTAAAGAGCCAAACAGAAAAACAGATTGCGGAAAGACAGTCTATAGCACTTGCCGAGGCAGAGACCTACGCCAAGCAGCTAAAGGAGGTCCCATACAAATTCGGCGATACGGAAGTTTCGTTACAAGTTTCAAACGAAGAGGTCGAATCGATTTTGAAGTCGCAGTATGCAGGTTACTTAGGTCAAGCCTTTGATACTACCACAAAGGAAGGTAAACAAGCGGTACGTGAATGGTTAACGAACCAAGTCCTCATTCATAAGGTTCAGTCTGGGGATCTCGGAGTTCAAATAGCTAAATCACTTACGGCTCAAACCGAAAAAAAGGTGGTAAAAGAAGTTTACAACGGTCAGCCTAAAACGCCAAACCGTGTAGGCAAAACAGCTGTTGATCAAAAAGGATTGACTGCCGCTCAAAGAGATCTCATGGAGCGAGGCATTCCTTTCCCGTCACAGGCGCTAAAATCATAATTAACCATTAAAAAAATTTAATAAAATGGCATTTGTACAGAGTCCCACCATCAATCCGTTAAGTACGGGTGCGATGACCTTTGGGGGCATCCAGAACAACTGGGATGCAATCATGGAAGATTTCGATGCGGTAGCATATCTTCCTTTTGGTGATGAATATTTTGATGCGATGAACCAAATCATGAACGCTGTGGGTAACCGCGAAATCGCGAAGAACCCTAAAGTTCGTTGGTTTGAGTTGACTCGTATGGAAGCTCCAATTACTGTAACAGCTACCGGCGCAGGCCCGTACACAGTAACTTTGGATGCTGCAAACGTTCAAACTGTTGGTGGTGTTGACTATTCTTGGCCAGCAATTGGTGACATTTGGAGAGACGCAAGCACTGGTGCTTTGTACCAGATCACAGCTAAGTCTGCTGCCAACACGGTTACCATGGCTGCGTTGATCACAACAGGCGCTGCTGCTCCTGCTGGATTGATGTTCTACGTAGGTAACTCAGCTCCTGAGAACGGTGGTGCTTACGCTTCTAAGTTCACATTCGATACGGTTAAGACTTCTCCTTTGCAGACTTTCCGTAACGATACTACTTCTAGTTCAGAAGCTCTTTACAACCAACTTTGGTATTCACAGTTGGAGAACGGAGTTCAAACTCCATACTCTAACTCACGCGACATCATCTATTTGCAGCGTGAACACCAGGTTGCCTTGGTAAACACTTTCTTCACTGGCGTTCCATCTACTGCTACCGGTTACAACACTGGTTTGTCTGCTACTTCGTTCCAAACTACTCAAGGTTTGGAGAATGCGATTCGTAACAGCGGATCTAACACTAACGGTGGTGGTTTGAACACTGTGGTTCCAACTGGTGGTACTCCTGATGTTACTGACTTCTATGCAATGGAGCAGGCTTTGACCTCACAAGATGGTTCTGTAAAGAACTACATGGTTTGGGCTAGTGGATTCATGCAGCAATTGATGGAGACAAATATGTTTGGAACAGGTCAAACACAAACAACCAACAACCCATTGAACTTGAACGTAACCGTTAACAAGGTTCAGATGGAGAAGACCTTCTGGGGTGAAGGTGCTTATGCTGATTTGATGAGCAAGACTTTCTCATTCAACAACCTCGTGTTCAATAACAAGAACTTTGGATTTGTTCGTATGGGTATCTTCGACAACCCAACCATGCTTGGTGTTGGATCTACTGCTGCTGATAACGCTTGGAAAAACTATGCGTTCTTCATTCCATTGAGTACCAATGGAGGTGTTGACGATGGTATTGGTAACATGGGTAAGTATGTTCGTCTGTGCCACAAGCCAGGTGCATTCATGAATATGTGGCAAACAGGTGGTCGTGCAGCAGCTAACAAGACTGATGTATGGCAACTCGGTGTTCACATCGTATCTGAAGTAGCTTACAAGTTTGTAAACGCTAACAAGTACGGTTTGTTCACAGCATAATCTTAGTAAATTCAAAATGGGGAGGGGGAAACCTCTCCCTATTTTTCACAAACAAAAAAATAAAACGATATGTTATTTGATCTAAGCAACAACTCTCCTGTAGATATTCCGGAATGGGCAGAACAGGAATTAAGAACTGAGTTTCCGTATTTTTTCAATGAAAAACGCCCAGTAGTTCTTCGTGTTAAAGATGAGTATAAAGTAAAATCATACAAAGTACCAACCCACAACACTGAGGCAGACCCTATATTAATGATTCAGGCTCCTGGGGCTGTTTCTATAAAGTCTAGAGGAAATTTTTACGACAAAGAAACAGAATCAGAATACACTTTGCTATACACAACTTCTGCTCCTAGCAATATTGGTGGTGTTTTTACTTATCAAAACATGAGGGTACAAATAGGGGATGGATTTACCATTCAACCTCACCAAAAAGACTTGTTATTTTACGTACATTATATATGCCCAATTGTAGAAAACAATAAATCCTTATATAAGTCTCCGGGCGTAAAATACCATTACGAGAAGAAAGACATTGAGGCTAAGAGCAAAATCAGCCTAGCCAAGGCTGCTCGCGAACTCGAAGACCTTATTTACTTCAACTTGGATTACAAAACCATTCTAAAGACTGTAGAGGGCCTAGGAATGGCTCCACTTCATACTGAGGAAGAAACCCGCGTTGCTCTTCATGACGCACTCAAGAACGGAAGTGAGACATTTAAAAAGAACGCGTTCGAAATTATCGGCTCATCTAAACCTCAACAGACAACATCTTTAGAGGGAGAGTCTGTTCACGAGTTAGTTAACAGACTGATAAGTGAGAATTTTATCAAAAATGAAGACGGAATGTGGTATATTCGCGACCGTAGAGGCGATGGAACAAAGTGGTTGAAATCACCATTCTTTGAGTCAGCGCAGACGGGTAGCGAGGCTGCATTTGCTCTGATTGATCACCTCAAGGTAAATGAAGAATTATTAGGTAAATTAAGAAAACTATAAAAAGATGATTAGCACCGTAACCCTTACGTTTGATCTAACATACGTTGATCCACTTACAAACACAGTGGTTCCGCGAGGCATAGTAACAGATTCAACAAATTACTCAGGACCTGGTGGTATCGGAATTGACCTTAATATCAATCAGGCAAAGGGGGTAGGTGTAATTACTTTTAATGGAGATGTAATTGTTGACTTGAATGATCCTTCAAGCAATGATACAACCATGATAAATCTGCAAGATTGGGAGTCTCAGCATTCAGGCGAGACTCCTTATTTTGCTTTTAATTTACCATTAGACGTAAACGGAAACGTAGCTAATGGCGTGTACACTTTGCTATATAGACTTCGCTTGACAGGTCTTTGTGATTTTCAGTCGATTACACTGCCAAGTACTGCTGTTTCTGATAGTTTCCAATTTGCCGGATTTTTAGAAGCTGGAAATAGTTTAACTATGGATCCTAGCGGTGATCCGGTAGTAATCGTATCTGTAGGAGAAGTTTCTGTAGGCGAGTTTCCAATTACTCTTTCTGGACTACAGAATGATACGGACAGCTCTTCTTCATTTGATATAACCAACGTACAATTAAATGGCGTTTACACTTATTCAGGATGTGTTCAATCGGCAGCTGATGTAACATTCTCATATGACTGCGAGGTAGGGACAAATGGCACATGGGCGGTAGCAAATTCCACTGTATTAAACGGCCAGACAATTACAAGTCTAAGCGCTGCAATTAACTACCCTGCTTGGACAAGTTTAACCCCGACGTTTAACTCTCAGATTATAACGAACACGCTTCCGTATAGCAACAATGTGCTTGCTACTGGAACATTTAGTGTTTCATTGAGTCAAACAATTCAAAAGGTACAGACCGATGGATTGATTCTTCAGTATATATCATCTGGAAGCCAAGAGTTTGTAGTTAGTTGCGCGGGTTCTCTTTGTGGGCTTATTCCTTGTATTGAAAGTCTTCGTAATGCTCACGCCACAGAACTTCAGCGTAATCGAATTTCTAAGTACCAGGTATTTGTAGATAACGTATTGCTCTACTACACTGAGGCTCAGAATTACCGCTCTTGTGGTGATATTGAGAACTATCGCAAAACATTAGCCCTTATTGAAGGTCAACTAGACGCTTCTGGATGCGAATGTGGATGCTGCGATCCAGATACTTATCAGTGGGTAAACAATAACGCTGCGTCTACAATTGATACACTTATCAATGCAATTCAGTTTAGACTCTTTAACGCCGATCCTGTAGGTCCGGGATCTCCATTGTCAACTAATGACGTAACACAAGGAGTCCAGGTAGGAGCATTGTGGGAAAATGTAGAGACTCAAGTAATATACATCTGCTTGACTAATGGTCAGGGTACTGCTACTTGGGAAGAATATTATGGCCCAGGTCAAATTCCAACGGCTTCTGAAATTCCGGCAACTCCAAGTGCTATTTTAACATCTGGGTTTGTTCAGGGACAATTAGACCAAGTGGACGCCCTTGCTGTGTTTGATGGTATTAATGGACTGAACAAGGTTGGCAATGACGTTAGACTGGGCGGTACACTTGATGGTGTTACTTTAATAGATGTTGACGGAAATGATTTTATTATACAGAGCGATGACACTTCATTAGAAGTTATTGCTACAGCTGGAGTTCCGCTACTTTGTAATGTAAATCAAAACTCGTCAGCCTTGGGGACTAATCTTGTTCTTCAAACGCTAAACAGCTCTGGCGCAGGAGCCAATGGAATAGGTTCTTCAATACAATTCTCAGCAGCAACAGCATCGGGATCAGCGGCCCCAACGTCTAATATTAAAAGTACGTGGGTTAACGCAACCACACAAAGTTCTAATTTACAAATAACCACAAAAAATTCTGGAGTAGAAAATCCAGCGATTACCTTAAACTTTGATGGTTCTGTAACACTGAATGAATATGGCCAAACTCCAGCAGCTTTCTCTGGCGCCCCACAATATCTTCTTGGTGTAGATAATAACGGGTTAGTTACGGA